CATAAGTTAAAAACAACGGGTGAATTATTAAAGGGATTAAAAGATGAAGATATTGAATTGGGACATGTTAGAGAAGATATTAATTCTATTATAACCCTTTATGCAGGGTTTAAAATATCCCTAAAAGATGTACAACAATTTTGGCAAGAAAATCCCGAACAATCAAGATGGATTGTCAAAGGCAAAAAATTCTCTACGGCCCCTGGAGTTTACCGTAATCCAAAAAATAAATATCCAGTTACTGCTCGTAAGGCTAATAGGCAATTTAATCCGGAAGGGTTACAAATGTCGCCACGAGAATTAGCGAGGATTCAGGGGGTGCCCGATAATTTTAAAATTATAATCAAGGAAGAAAATAAACAGTATTGGGTTAATAAGGCAAGAGCTAGCGTTACGAAGACGCCTCCGTACGAAATAGGCCAATGGTTTTTTAATCAATTAATATCATGGAAATAATTAAAAAGTATTTAACTAATGGACAGTATCTAACAGCAGAATATGTTAAGGATACTATCTTTCTTCACCATACTGCAGGTTTAAATGCAGAAGGTGCTTGGCAATGGTGGAATCAAACTCCTGAACGAGTAGGTACTCCCTTTATTATTGATCGTGATGGAACAGTAATAGAATGTTTTGATCCAAAAGTATGGGCTTTTCATTTGGGGATTACAGGAGATGATAACTACCATGAAAAGCATTCAATAAGTATTGAATTGGTTGCTGGTGGCCAATTATATAAAGAAGGCGATCAATTCAGATTTTATCCTCTTTATCCTAATAACCATTATTTTACCGTTATCCCAAAAGAAGAAGTTTTTTCATTAAAACAACCTTGGAGAGGGTATAATTTATACCATACCTATACCCAAGCCCAACTTGATACCTTAAAGGAATTAATACCCTATCTCATAGAATTATTTCCTACCTTAGTACTTCCTTCACTTTTAGGTACTTTTTATGAGTATGATCCCGGAGTAGTGGCCAATCATAAACCGGGGTTATGGTCCCATTCTACTGTAAGGGAGAATAAAAATGATATCTTTCCTTACCCTCCTCTTCTGGAAACACTTGAAGAAATAATCTCAAATCTGGGAAAGGTACCTTGGGAACCTAAATCCAAACTAGAAATCCCCCCTAAAACCATAAAAAAGGGTAAAAAAGGATAGTGATCTTCCTCGCGTGCGTATATAACAGGATTAAGGGTAATTAAAGGAAATATAAATATATAATAAGTATTATATTTATATTTCCTTTTTAATTGATACTTTTGATACTATGAAAACCATACAAACCATTCTTATCGTCCTTTTGATAGCCATAATTGTTTGGCTCTTATTCTTTCGTAAACCCAATATACATATTATTCCTGATCCCCATTACATTACAGATACCATTTGGTTAGATAAACCTTATCCTGTTCCTGAACCTTATCCTGTATCAGTACCTCCTGTTACCCTTACCTATCATGTTATAGATTCAGCTGCTATTGATAGTCTTAAATTAATCCTACAAGAAAAGGATATACTTATACAAAGCCTCCATTTTCAGGTTAGTGTTTCTCAAAACTTTTTAAAACAATTCCCCTATAATCCTAAACTACTCGAACTTAATCTGAATTTAGATACACTTTCAATTTCTACGCTGAATATAGATGGAATCCCATCGAAATCTAATTACCCCCTTTTCTTATCAGATTTTAGGTACAAATGGACTATTGAAAGATTAAGTAAAAAGAAAATTAATCCACCCCCGGTAATCAAATCCAAGATGCAATATTTTGGTGGAGGTGGAGTTAACTTTTTGTATTTATCTCCTTATGCCGAATTTAATATTGAAAAGGATTGGACTAGAATACGTGTTTATAGTGACATCAGGGTAATGCTATTAAAATATGAAGCAAGTTCAATTAATTTAGGAATAAAATATAATCTTAAAATAAATGGGTCTAATTGATGTCGAAACTGCAAAACGAGGAATCAATACTGAGCAATTTAACATTCTTGCAAAATGCTCAAAGGACCCTTATTACTTTTCAGATTTTATTTATGTTATCCATCCCATTAGAGGTAAAGTTCCTTTTAACCTTTATGATTATCAAAAACGTGTTCTATGGTATTTCCTAACTTTAAGGTTTAATATTGTTCTAAAATTTAGACAAGCAGGGTTAACAGAATTAATTTCACTTTATTGTTTATGGTTAGCATTATTTCATCCTAATAAAAATATTCAAATCATATCAATCAAAGACCGAGTTGCTAAAAAGGTTTTGAGACGTATTAAATTTATGTATCGAAACCTTCCTTGGTTTTTACAAATACCTATAGTAAATGGTAGGCCTGGAGAAATTGGAACCCAAACAGAATTGGAATTCAGTAATGGTTCAACTATCACTTCTATCCCAACTACAGAAGATGCAGGACGATCTGAGGCTGTTTCATTACTTGTTATAGATGAGGCCGCAATCGTTAGATGGGCTTCTCAAATATGGGCAGCTGCTTTTCCTACTTTATCTACTGGGGGATCAGCAATATTAAATTCTACACCTTATGGGATAGGAAATTTCTTTCATAAAACCTGGGTAGATGCAGTAGCACATGGAAATGAATTTACACCAATTCGTCTCAGTTGGCAAATGCACCCCGAAAGAGATATGTATTGGTACAAAACAATGGCTTCAGCCTTGGGACCAAGGAGAACAGCGCAGGAGATTGACGGGGATTTCCTTACTTCCGGAAACTCGGTTTTTGACCTTCTTGACATAAAAGCTATTGAAGATACCCTTACAGAAATTGATATTTTTGATAAAAGGATGAATGGTAATTTAGTTATTATCCATCCACCCGTTTCAGGAGTTAAGTATTATTTAGCTGCAGACATTGCCTCAGGTAGAAGTCGGGATTATTCGGCATTTACTTTAATGGATAGACAAGGTAGAGAACATGCCTATTATAAAGGAAAAATAGCTGTGAGTGAATTTGCTAATTTATTAATGAAAACCGGTAAAGATTATAATAGAGCAGTATTAGCACCCGAGAGTAATGACATAGGTTTATCAGTAACTACTAAAATACAGGATCATGGTTATCCTAATCTTTTTTATACAACAAGGTTTTTGAAAGAGAAAGGAAAAAGTAAACCCTTAATAGAAAAAGTTCCTGGTTGGTATACAACATCTAAAACTAGGCCCATTATTATTGATGAATTGGAAGATGATATCAGAAATGAAAACGTAGAGATATATGACCATTTTTTTGTTCAGGAAGCTTATACCTTTATTTATGATGAAAGAAACAGACCCGTTGCTATGGGTAAACACGATAGAGGTACTGATGAAACGGATCCTTTAGAAGAAGAAAATACTTATACAGATGATAGCATATTGGCTAAGGCAATCTGTAATTATATTAGAAAGGGGAAAATAACTACTGCAGTAGTTAGCCCTACTTAATTATGAGAACAAAAATATATTAAATTCAATACTACAATTAACTAATTATATAAATCAAATTTTTTAAGATCATGCCAAAAGGTTATTTAAAAATAAGAAATGCCTTCATACGTAAAGGAATGACAAAGAAAGGAGCTCAAAGAAAAGCTGCTAAAATATGGAATAGTAAACATCGAGGAGGTCAAACAGTTGGGAGAGGTCGAAGATAAATAAATAAATAAATATTATGGCTATACAATTTAGATTTCCTATTTCTTTTAAAAATCGTGAACCTAGAAGAAGGGTTGCTAAAAAAATCTTTGTTGAAGAAGTTCCTGAAAGTAGACCTACTAAAACTTCTGTTCCTTCTACCAGACAAAGTAGACCTAGTCATACTAATGTTTTTACAGATATTAAAGGTAAAACTACTTTTGTTACTCCAACCTTTATTGCCGAATATATCCCCATAATAAGAAAACTTTCTTGGGTAAATGAGGACATGGGTTTAGCTGTAAACGATATGGTTCGTTTAACTAATACGGGACATAGAATAAAATTTGATCCAAAAGTAATTCCTGAGATGCAGGCTAAAATGCGTCAACATATTGAGGATAAACAAATTGAATGGGGCGATGGTGTTGATGGAATGAATGGTTTGGTTAATAAAATGATCGCACAGGTTTGGATTGCCGGAGCTTTATCAAATGAGTGGGTAGTTTCTAATGCTAAAGATGGTATAAAAAATATTGCTTTAGTTAACCCTGAAACTATTATATTTTCATGGAATAAAAAGCAATTAAGATATGAACCTTATCAGACTCAAACTAATAATCCTTTTTTAGGTAATACTAGTGGGTATTTTGGAACAGAGTATGTGAAACTTAATGAAAATACTTTTCGTTATTATGCTATGAATGGTGATACTGAATTACCTTATGGGATCCCCCCTTTCTTAACAGCCCTTAATGCTATTTCTACTCAACAGGACATGAGTGCAAATATTAGTTATGTTATGAAACAATTGGGATTATTAGGGTTTTTTGAAACTCTAGTAGATAAACCTGCAATGGCCGATGGCGAAAATGAAACACAATATATTGCTAGGTTAAATACTTTTCTTGATACTGTAAAAGATAAGATTATTGATGGTATTGGAGAAGGTGTAATAGTGGGTTATAAAGATGAACATGAATTTAAGTTTAATTCTACTACAAAAGACCTTTCGGGAGTAGCCGATATATTTAACCAAAATCAAAGAAGGGTTGCAAATGGTTTAAAATATTCTCCTGAATTTTTGGGAGTGGGGAATGCTAAAGGAACAGAAACTGGGTTAAGTATAGTATTTACTAAAATGTTATCTCAATTAACTAATATTCAAGGTATAATAGCGGCAAATCTTAAATTTGGTTATAACCTTGAATTAAGATTAGCTGGATTTGATTTTGAAAATCTAAGGGTTGAATTCTTACCTTCTACGATATCCGATGATATGAAGAATCAACAAGCTCAAGAAGTTAAGGTTAGAAATGTTATTGCAAAATATGGCCAGGGTATCATTGGTCAGCAACAAGCTGCTGATGAATTAGGTTATGATAAACCTGACCAAGAAGAACCTAGAATCTTACCAGACAAACAAGCAGAGATGGATCAGAAACGTGAGGCTGATAAAGATAAGTCTGATCGGGCAACTAGGGATAAAAATAAACCTCAACCAAAACGAAAAGATCAAAAAGCAGCTGCAGCAGAAGCCTTTATGGATTTACTATTGGATTACATTAACGTAAAAGACGAGTAAAAATTACAATACTATTTTTATTATAAGTATATATCATTCTCTATGGCTAAGATAGCAATTCAATACGATACTATTAAATTTTGTGGGGGCCATTCTTTAATTCTGGGACATTGTCCCGAGAAATTAAAGATGAGTAGTGTAAATGAAAAGTTGGAGAAAGATCCTCAAGATATCGGTAAATTTGGTTTATTCGATAATTCAACTCCAAATTATACTACTTATTATCCTGATGTTACGGTTGCTGATTTAAACCCACAAGATAACGAGTTTATAGAACCTATTTTTAGGATGCTTTCTAATATAACTGTAAACCCCAACCGTCGCCCCATTCATTTTACAACTGATGTTCTTAAAAAGAATATGTATAAACTCATTGGTCAAACCATTAATATTGATCATGAGATGGCTGTTGGAAATGCTATAGGTTCTGTTAAGGCTGTTGAGTGGCAAAATGCTTATACTACTAAGGATGGGATTAAAGTACCTGCAGGTATTAATGCTATTTTAAAAATAGATGGAAAATCTAATCCGCGTATTGCCCGGGGTATTATGATGGAACCACCTTCTATTCATGCCAATTCAGTTACTGTTACATTTGGTTGGAAAAAATCTCACCCTGAATTAGATGATAATGAGTTTAATTCAAAAATGGGTACCTTTGATAATAAGGGAGTTTTTATCCAACGTATAGCCACAGATATCCAGGCTTTTCACGAAACCTCTCTAGTTGGACATGGAGCAGATCCATTTGCTCAAAAAATTGGTAAAGATGGCAAAATTATTAATCCGGCCTATGCCAAGTCAAGATATGTATTATCAGATCAAACCATAAAAGAAAGTGAATGCGAAAGTAGTATTTTTGATTGGAAACAATTCAACGGAGAAAGTTTTTCAGATGATAAGGTGACCTTTATTCAAATTGACGATAATAATAATAATCAAACAAAAGAAGACATGGACAAATTTCTAAGACTCCTTGAAACAACCTTTGGTTTTGAAGTTAATTCATTAACAGAGGAAAATTATCAGGAAAAATTGACTGCTTTAAATACCGAACTCGGTACATTAAAGGCAGATAAAGCTAAACCACCTGTTCCGGTCAAGGTTCTTGGACTCGAGGGGTTGCAGGCAATTGAAACTGAGATAACCACTTTACGTGCTTTTAAAGCTGAAGTTCCTGTAGATTACAAGGATAAAATTACTTTAGCAGAAGTTGGTAAAACTGCTGTATCCGAATTAAAAGAAGATACTAAGAGATTGTATAAACTTTCAGTGGAAACTGGGAAAGAGGATGTTACGATCTTGGGAACTATTGAGGCAGCTGATTATAAAACGCTCCAAGCGTTTCATAAACAGTATGATCAGATTACTGATGGGAAGTTTAAATTCACTTGTACTAAATGTGGTACTGGAGAAAATGTGACTCGTGCTAGTGCATCACCTACTGATACCACTAGGGATGTTACTAATAAAACTACTGCCGACCTTGTTGCTGAAGCAACATCTGTTCAAAAAGTTGATACAAGATTTTTTGAAGGGGTTAAAAAATAAAAACTAGACTTATAGTTTTATATATATACGAACATTGAAATAATTAAAATACTTTAAGCTATGCCATCACCATTTGGATCAACTACGAAAACATTCATTCTAAAGAGTGAATCCCATAAACTTCATGAAGAATTTGAAGTCGATGACTATAAGGTAACTTTAACAGCAGGGGGTACTGTCCCAACAGTTGCGAGCAATGTGGTTAATGGTAAAGTAAATGGGACAGCTATTGCAGCCGTTACATTTGTTGATACCCATGCCAATTTCTTGGCTGCTATTGCAGTCCAGATTGCTCTTAACCCCAATGTGGCTTCTGCGGCTGTTACTGCAACTAACGTTATAACTGTTACTGCAAAATACCCTGAATCAGCTAACTTAACCCTTCATGAATTTGTAACCACTTCGGGTTCAACACAATGTACCTGGTCTTACGCTATTGATAACAATAACATTAAGAAAGGTCAGTTAGTTAAACTTACTACGACTGGTACAGTAGAACCTTATGCAGCCGGTGATAAACCTCAATTGGCTCTGGGTATAGCCGTTAATGAGGGGTATGGAGGAGACCTTATTACTGTCATGATGGCTGCTTATGCTATTATATATGCTGAGGCTTATGCTGCGTCTCATGTTCCGGGGATTGTTCGTTTAGCTGCTTTTAATGCTACTACGGGTTATTCAGAAGTGGATGATGGTGGTACTTTGGACCATACAACTATCATTGGGAATTGTCTTGATTCCGGTGGTGATGGGGATGTAGTTCGTGTAGCAATTGGTAGCCTTTAATATTGGCGAAAATTACCAGACTATAGCAATTAATAATATAAACTATAAAAACCATAATACAATGGATCTTAAACAATTCGAAAAAAGCCAGTTTAAGGGTAAAATTCAGGAAACCGTAAAAGCTGCCGAAGCCATCAGAGGTCATAAAGATAATCCAAAAGATGTTTCTTTTTCCGAGATAGTTAAACAGAAATTCAATGTTGAACTTGCTTCTTTGCTTGCCGACCTGGGTATTGACCCTGCTACAGATACTATCTCTAACCTGATAACGGTTCCTGAAGTTGATGTTCGTTGGATAATCCCAGAAGTATTTCGTTCGGCTCTTCTCTTAGGATACCGGGGTGCTCCAATTTGGAATAACATTATTGCAGCTGAAGAACAAATGAGAGGGTTAAGTCAAATAATGCCTTGGCTTAATATGTCAGAGGCTGCTCCAATGTATGTTGGAGAAGGAGAAACAATCCCGTTAGGTGCAATTTCTTATGGTTCAAAACAGTTTAAGATTTATAAGGTTGGTAGGGGTATAAAACTTTCTGATGAGGTAGTTCAATATTCTTCTTTGAATCTTGTATCGATTTTTATGACTGATTTTGGAGTAAAAATGGGACATGCAACTGATGTTCTTGCAATTTTATGTCTTACCAATGGAGAACAAGCTGATGGTTCTGAATCGGCTCCAGTAATTGGTACAACTACAGGTAGTACTCTGGTATATAAGGATTTATTAAAAATATGGTGTCGGTTAGGTCGTATAGGTCGTGTACCCAATACTATTATCACTGGAGAAGATGTTGCAGCTGATATCCTAGACCTTACAGAATTTAAAACTCCAGTATCTGGTGCTCCTCTTGCAACTATTACTGTAAAATCTCCAATACCAGGTGCTTCTAATCTTTATGTCCATGGTAATATAGCTGATCATCAGGCTATTATACTTGACCCAAAAGGGGCTCTTATTAAATTTAATGGTTGGCCCATGAAAGTTGAGTCTGAAAGAATTGTTTCTAACCAGACAGAAGCTTTTTATGTAACTCTCCAAACTGGTTTTGCAAAACTATTTCGGGATGCTGCAGTTATCGTAGCTGATAATCTTACTTTTGCTTCCTATGGATTCCCAACATGGATGGACGTTGATGCTGCTCAGGACGTTACCATTAAGTAACCAATATTAATCAGTCAAAAATCTAGTACCTGTCATGAATGGGTACTTAGGTTAAGACTATTAAAAATAAAGGAGAAAAATTATGGCAAAGTATGTTAAATTAGGAGATAAGGCTGAATCATTTTTTGACCCATTCTCTAGATTGTCCCTAGCAGGCAAAGATGTTAAACAATTAACCGGGAAAGCCATTTCAAGTAACAGAGTTAGAGTTTCTTTATTGGGAGGTCATTTAAGCCATGCTTCAGAGGCCGAATTTATTGAAGTTGGAGGCAAGGTCGAAAAAGAATCTATTATCGAAACCATTGAAAGTAAATTCGGGACTACTGCCGAAGAATTATTGGCCTACTACAAAGATAATTTTGAGGTAAAAGCTGCCGATATAAGAAATTTCAAAAAACTGTCTCTTCAGGAAATGGTTGATGAGTTAATCAAATTAGGAGAGTAATCCAGGTCTTTCAGTTTCTGTGTATTTTCATTAAAAGGGGGGATATTCTATTAGTAGTATATTCCCCTTTTTCGAAATAACTCCTTAAGAATTTAATTATGTCAAGAATTACTTTAAGCAAAACATTTCGTTCTTGGTTAGAATTATGGGAAAGCCTTCAGGTTGATCTTAATACTATGCTCACAGAAATATATGCGGAATTATCATACCATAATAGGTTAAGTGCTCCTTTAGTTACAACTCCTGTTTCTACAGTTACAGTAGAGGAATATGGTGATGGAAAGGATATGACTACTATATTAACTCTTACGGATTTTATAGTTGGTCATATTCCTGCCGCTGCTGCGGCTTTATCTATTGGTAATATAGTTGCAACTTTTCCTACTGGAGTTCATATAGAGGACACCCTTTTTCAAAGTCTTTCCTTAAAGTTACCTGGAACTGTAGTTAATGCCGATCTAGGATTAGGTTCAGTAATTGGTTCAGGGACTAATGCAGTATTAAGTGCTGTTGGTACAACTTCTGAAGATAGATTAACTGGACAAACAGTTCCTACTGCTCCCACTGGTGGAACTGCAACAGTTGCTTTGGTAAGGGCTAATGTTGCAGGCATTTCTCTTAATGTTGCTGCAAGTGTAAAAAATATTTTCCTTAATGCCGCTGGTACTTGGAATGTTGATAATCATGCAAATTTAACAGCAACCGGTACTATCATTATCAAATGGAATAAAATTGCTTAATGAGTATCTAATAGGTAGTCATTTAAAGTCATATAGGCAATATTCTAGTAACCAAAAAGCAATTTATATAGAATATCTTCTTTTAAAAACTAGTATAACAATTTAATACCCAAATACCATGGCCGGTTCAAAAAAAGATACATTCGAAACAGCAATTCTTGATCTTATATTCAAGAATACTAACCTTGCTACAATAGGTGATGCAACAGGACTAAGAGGTTCAACTGCTGCAGGCAACTTTTATATTGCTCTTTATACCGTAGCACCTGCAGATGGTACACAAGGAACAGAAGTTACAGCTGCAGGTTGGAATAGTTATGCAAGGGTAGCAGTTGCACGTTCCTCAGGAGGGTGGACAACATCGGCAAACAATGCTTCTAATACAGCAGCAATTACTTTCCCTCAATGTACTGCAAACTCCTGTACTGTAGTTGCTTTTACAATAAATAAAGAAGCTACACTTAATGGAAATGATGCAATCTATTGGGGAGATTTAACATCAAACCTTGCTGTAAGTAATGGTATTACACCAGAATTTGCAATAGGAGATCTTGATATTTACGAAGACTAATTTTTTTCATTTCTTAAAAAGAAGAGGCTCTATCTTAATAGGTAGGGCCTTTTTCGCTTAAGTAGTTATTCAAGGTATATTAACATAATACTATTATAAATTAAAAGAGTGTTATGAAAAAAACCATTTTTACTTTAAATATTGGAAATTATGCTCCAGAACTTACAGAGATAACTTATCCATTAATGAAAGTTTATGCTCATAAGATTGGGGCTGATTTTTTTGAAATTAAAGAAAGAAAATTTCCTAAATGGCCTATGACTTATGAAAAACTTCAAATATATGAATTGGGTAAACAAATAGGAAGTGATTGGAATATCTTTTTTGATGCGGATGCTATGATCCATCCTTGTATGCCTGATTGGACTATTTATATGAAGAAAGATACTATAGCCCATTGGGGTAGTGATGTAGCTAGTGTTCGCCACCGTTTTAATAATTATATGCTTCGTGATGGAAGAGGATGGGGAGCAGCCAATTGGTTTACAATGGCTTCAGATTGGTGTCTTGATCTTTGGAGACCTTTGGATATTACCCCTGAAGAAGTCATAGATTATATTAATCCCACCCATGAAGAAATGAATTATGGTTTAAGAGCAGAACATTTTGTTGATGATTTTGCTCTTACGAGTAATGTAGCAAGGTTTGGATTAAAAACAGTAAAATTACAAGATGTCAGAGATACAGTACCAGAATTTAAAGGTATGGGTTTTGTAGTACATGGTTTTATGATGACTAATGCCGTTAAAAGACAAAAAATGGAAGAGGCTATTAAAACATGGAATATAGCGGGATTTATTTATGGATTTGATAAAAGTATTTAATTATGTGGACATCTGTAAATCACCCAAAACTTCAATTGGCTAGTGGCCAAGATCGAATAGAAGGTTTTCTTAATATCGATAAGGAAGATGCTCCTAATGTAGATATTATTATAAACCTTGAAGATTTTCCTTGGCCCATAGATAGTGATAGTGCAGAAGAAATAATTTGTAATCATTATATTGAACATACACCTACAGAAACTTATGCCCGCAAATTAGTTCGTATGATACAAGTAGCCGAGAATTTTGATCAATTACGATTTATGGCTAAGGGTATTAATTTAGAAATACCTTCAGATGGGTTGATACTTTTTATGGAAGAAGTTTATCGGATTCTTGTACCTGGTGGAAAATTAAAAGTAATCACTCCATATTATCAAGGCGAACGGGCTTGGAGTGATCCAACCCATAGAAGGGCTATAACTGAAAAAACATTTATGTATTTTAATAGGGAATGGCGAAAAAAAAGTAAACTTGATCATTACCCTGTTAAATGTAATTTTGATATAGAATTAAAAGCTTACGATATATATACTGATCTTAATTTTAAATCTGAAGAGGCCAAAAAAGTGGCTATGCGTTCTCATAATAATACCATAGCTAATATGGTTACGGAATTAATTAAACTAGTTTGATGAAAAAAACATTATTTACTTTAAATATAAATGATTATAGTTCTGAAATTACAGAACTTACATATCCTTTGCTTAAATATTATGCAAATAAAATAGGGGCTGATTTTTACACTATTAAGGATCGTAAGTTTCCTGATTGGCCTGTAGTATATGAAAAGATGCAAATATTCAAGTTGGGTCAGGAAATGAAGAATGATTGGAATATTTATATTGATAGTGATGCAGTCATTCATCCGGAAACTATTGATTGGACAGAATATTTGAAAAAAGATACAGTTGCCCATAATGGGAATGATATGGCGAATATTCGATGGAGATATGATCGGTATTTTAGAAGAGATGGTCGAAACATAGGATCTTGTAATTGGTTTACCATTGGATCTGATTGGTGTATAGATTTATGGAAACCATTGGATATTTCTCTACAAGAAACTTTATCAAATATATACCCCACTATAAATGAACTTAATACGGTAGTTACTATTGAACATCTTATTGATGATTATGCAGTATCAAGAAATATTGCAAAATATGGGTTAAAGTTTATTACTCTTCAGAAATTACAGACAGAGATAGGATTATCAGATGCTTATTTTCATTGGCATTCTTATACACAAACGACAGATCAGAAAATTAATGGGTGGAGAGAGGTTCAAATAATTAATGGATTAAGTAAAGAAGTAGAGATGCCAGGAATAAAACAGGTTTTAGATGACTGGAAGATTCCAAAACATATAAGAGAATATGCCAAATAATTATTATACAAGTACAGCGAATGTTTCATGGACAGCTCCAAAAACAGCTATCTATAAGGTGACTTGTTGGGGTGGTGGTGGAGGAGGAGGTACTTATGGAAGAACCACGAGTGCTCATGGAGCCTGCGGTGGTGGGGGTGGTGCTTGGGCATATAATGGAGTTGTAACTGCTGTTAAGGATACTGTATATACGATAGCAGTAGGGGTTGGAGGAGCAGGAGGAGCGGCGAATAATTCCAATGGTACTGTTGGTGGAGATACTCATTTTAATAATAATCAGATAAAAGGTGCTGGTGGATTAGCTGGAAATAGGGTGTCTCCAGCTGGTGCTGGTGGAACAACAGCAAATTCTGTGGGAGTGAGTTTGAGTGCCGGAGGGGCTGGAGCAGCTTATGCGTTGATGATAGGAGGGGGAGCTGGAGCAGCTGGTAGCAATGCTGGAACAGGACCCGCTGCATCAGGGGTTACAGGTGGAACAGGAAATAATGGAGCTGGGAGTGGAGGTAATGGAGGGGCAAGTAATGCTGCTGGTAACAATGGAGTTATTCCTGGTGGTGGTGGAGGTGGGGCTGGAGGTAACTTAGGAACCACAGTAAAGGTTGGGGGCACAGGAGCGAATGGGGCTATATTAATTGAATGGAATGATTGGCTATTAGGAGTTAGTAATGGTGGAGCTTCTTGTAATGGAACCATTAAGGGTAAAGGTAAACTTTATGGGACTGCAAATGGAATTGCAACAGTTACTGGAACCATTAAGGGTAAAGTTTATTATTTATCACCAACAGGAGATGATATAACGGGAACAGGAACGTTAAGTTTACCTTGGTTAACTTTAAATAAAGCATGGACAGTTATCAGTGCGGGAGATATAATTTATATGCGTGGCGGAACATATATATATGCTGCACAGCAATACCTTACGGGAAAGAGTGGAACTGCCGGGAACCTTATAAAGATATGGGCTTATTCGGGTGAAATTCCTATAATAACAAGAGGGGGATCGTTTTCAACAACAGAAAGTAATGCTGGTATATTTTTCACAGGTAATTACGTACATTTTAAAGGTTTAACCATTACAGGTTTTTACCAAGATGATGCTGGGGTATGGCCGGCAATGCGTGGAGAAGACTTCAATGATTGTATTTTTGAACGAATAATATTTTCAGAGAGTGGAATGGGTTCCTATTTTACTTCTATGGTGGGTGATGTATCAGATAATTTATTTTTAAATTGTGATTGGTATGAAAATTATGATCCATTAGCAAGTTACATGAATGCTGACGGTTGTAATTTGGAAAATATCTCACCGGGGGGAACTAATACATTTCGTAATTGTAGGTTTTGGAATAATTCTGATGATGGACTCGATTTATATAATAATAAAAGTTATGTTTT